ATACTGGTCATATCCACAAGTAAAAGACATAGCTTCAGTAGTATCAGCCCCATGAGCCAATGCTCCTTGAGCTGCTACAGCTGCTGCCATAGTCATATTACGTCTTTGCCATTGATGTCTCTGTTCAAGAAATTTAAACACAGGGTCATTCGTAGCTTTTTTTGCCACCTTCGATAAATATACGAAGAATGGACTTTGTTGTGGTGCTAATTCAGCCACACGTTCACCGAAATTAAACTTACGTCTAGTATCGTCTATCGAAACGCTTGATTGACCTGCATTAGGACCACCTACATTCGAAAATATAGTTGCCATAATCGTTCCATCCTTAAAGTTTACCCGTCCTCAGCTGTACTAATGTACCTTCAGTTGGGTCATTAAAGTTATTTCCAAGGGTTCTTCTCATTAAAGTTCCCTACCATAGTATCCATCATCTTATCTTCTACACTTCTTCCATCAACATTAGATTGTCCAGCAGGCATTACTCCCATAGAAGATGGTACTTGCTGAGCATTCTGTGTTTGTTGAAAAGCAGGACTAGGTTGCGGTGTATTATTGCTAATATTCGCACTATTCATGCCATTAGTTAGTCTGTATAATTGGACAAGATTATCGATATTAATAGAAGCTGGGTCAGACATTTTTTTGATAAAATCAGCAGCTTCAGCCTCAGACAGGCCATGATGTCCTGTTACGTATGAAACTACTTCGCTTTGCCTTTGTTGATTAGCTATCATAGCTTCTCTTTTTTGACCTTCCTCGAGCCTAGCAGACTCCATTTTGTCAAGTTTATCTTGCAACAAAGCACTTTCATATTGACCTTTCAATGCGCTGTATTCAACCATTTGTTCATCCCAATCTTCCTTTGAATCTAAATACCTAGCACTTTCACTAGACGAATCTGTATAAGCTTCCTCTCTAGAGAATGTTCTAGGTCTTTGTGGTCTTTCAGGTGGTGGTGGAAATTCCTCAATTTTTCGCTCTGGAACTGGTGCTTCAACAGGTTGAGCAGTATTAGATTGTACTTGCTGCTGTTGTTGCTTTGCTTGTTCCAATTCATTTTTATATCTATCAGCCTGAGATTGCCAATATTGATATCTTTTAGTATCATTATCAGACGAATCAGGTTGAATTGAGGTACTTCCTTCCTTACTAACTTCGGGTTGTCCTTCAGTTGGAGCCGTATTAGTCTCACTTTCTTGACCTGTAGTGAAAATATCAGAAATATTTGAAGAACCCTCATTATTTTCAGCTCCAAAAACAGCTTCTTCCAAACTTACATATTGGTCTTTAGCTGTTTCTGTTTGAACATTTTCCTGAGGGGTGTCTTGTTGTATATTATCCTGTGTCATTTCTTTCTCCTTTTAGTTGCCTCTTTCTTGCCACTAGAAGAGGGTGAACTTTTAAGTTTGCTTGTGGCATCTCTGATGCCTTGTTTCACTGTGGCTAAACTGTCATCAAGTCGTTTATCATAAAGAGTACCTGCAGCTTTAGCTTTAGTACTAATCTGGTCAAGGTCTCCTTTAAACTTCTCAACTTCAACTTTCTTTCTAAGATTAACGGCTTCTCTATCTCTTGTTTGCATATCGCCTTTGAGCCCTTTAATCATTTCTTCTTGCGCTTTAACTTGTTGTTGTAATTTCGCAATCATATCAGTTCTTTGCATAACACCTTCCATATCGAATACTTCGGTCTTTTTAAGAACTTCTTGTCTATCTATAATGCCTTCTTTATATGCATTCATATAGAACTCTAACTCTGCATATCTATTACTTGGCAATGTAGACCCTGTAACAACTATAACATCATACCTTCCAATACCTATATCATTCATAACCTCTACTTCTCCAGTCTTATCATCGACAAGTCTTTTGTTAATAATGTATTCAGACATAGAATTATTAGATTGTACCACTCTAAATATCTTTTCTTGAGTGTATAATTGTTGCATTAAAGGAATAGCTAATTCTCCTATTCTTTTTAATGCTGCTTCAACATCAGCTAATTTAGACTTCATCTTTCTTTGTCCAAATTCATCAATTGAAATAGTCGCTTTATAAGTTTGAGGAGCAGCCTGAGAGTTACCCATCATCATTTCATATAAACCTAAAGCATGGTCTATATCATTTTTAGCAGCTAATTCATTCTGATATAACTCGTTTGGTAATGGTGTAGGTTGAACAGGCATTGGAACTCCATCTGTTGGGTCATAAGGAATAGCTACCCCAGGTTGAGCCCATTTTTGTTCAAAATCTTGCATATCTACACTGCCTTCTGGCACTAATATTTTCGTATTAGTACTAGTTGTAGCATGCGCTATTATCAAAGAGCGTGTTTTGTTTATATACTCCTGCAATCCCTTAATAAGTCTTACATCACTTACTGGATAGGGACTTCTTGTATGTATATTCATAACAGGAACTATTGGATACTTCTCAATAGGTAAGACTCTTGAATACAATACTGTCTCTCCCATTATAATACATTGTTTAATCTTCTGACTAGTAACTTTAACAACTCTTATCATATTACCAGCAAGTAAGTTTGAAAAATTTGTTTTTTCAAATTGAACCTTTGGAACCTCATCTTGAGCAATTTCCTTAGCTTCTCCTTGATTGGCCCCTTGTGCAACATAGGAAGCCATAATTTGTTCAACCATTTGCTCTCTTCTTGTCATCAAGGCTTCGTATAATCTCATTGCTTTAGATTTTATTGTAATAATATTTTTATCAATTACCCAAGCAGGTCTTTCCAAGTAAGAATCTAAGGAATCTTCTGGAATCAATTCTTCTTTACCAGAAAATATCTCAAAAGTTCTCCATTCTTGAATATCTATCTTGTAATATCTTTCATATCCACGTATATACTCTTGGTTATTAACTCTACCTACATCTTCTGGAAAAGTAACCTCTCCATCATCTTCGCGTTCGGTAAATGGAGCATTAAAATCTACCTTATTTCCAGCATCTGAATCAGCATTTTCAATTTTTTCAGTATACATAGGATACATCTTTTTAGCTTGAGCTTTTGTAAAGAGCTTAGATATAATTATATTTTCCGCATCATCAAAAAGTCTATGCCTACTATTCGGGTCCACATAAACATCCAAAGGGTCTATATCATGTATGCAAACTTCTCCCTTACTCATATCCATCATAGGGTCTTGATGTACTAAAATGTATCCAATTCCCATAACATAATAATCATCTACAGCTTGTCTTATAACATCTCTACCATTAGAAATGTCATACATATATGTAAGTAATTCACTCATTACTTTAGCTACTTTTACATCGCTATCTTCTCTAGGCGCACATCTAAAAGATGGTCTATTAGACGTTAACATTGCTTTAGCAGATTCTACTGCAGGATGTATTCTATTAATAACAATAGGAGCTTGTCCTCTTGCTTCTAATACTTCTCTTTGCTTTTTAGACCATTGTTTTCCAAGTCTGAATTCCTTATCTTCCTTAGCTTGTATAGCCCAATTATCTCGTTTTCCAGAGTATGTATCAAAAAGCTCTAAAGTCTCATTTACTAACTCCGTAGCCGATATATTGCCTTTTTTGGAATATTCCATATGCTTAATTTACGGATTACATAGTTAACCAATCAAGGTTTTTCTTTTCTTTAGAGAAATCTTTTGTATAATTTCTTTCAAAATTCACGATTCTACATGGTTTAGCCCTATCTAAGGCTGTCCAAATAGCATCCATAATATCATCGTGTTTCCCTTTTGGATAAGATAAAAATTCTTGTTGAGCTATTACGTGTTCTGGTTTAAAATAGAAAGTTCCTTTTGCGAATAAAGGAACAAGTGATAGTAATCTTTCAGATTTAGAATTCCTAGGCTTTACACCCGCTTCTAATCCAGGAATATATATCTGCTCTTCTCTCATTATTTCTCTTACTGCCGTTCTTAAAGCTTCTTGATATCCAACCGTTTCTACCTTAACTCGCCTAGGTTTAAACTTTTTATAGATATCGATTATCTTTTGAGGTTGTTTTGCTGGAGATATCTTATCTCTATAGATATCTAAAACATACTTATTATTTTCACTATCAATGGCGATAGTAGCAATAACAAAGAAATCAGCCCTAGCACTAAGAGAGCTTGCAGGGTCCACTCCAGTATAGAGTTCAACTGGTTTAATCCTTTCATTTTCTAATCCCTCATTTTTAATTATAACATTCTGCCCTTCAATTTTTTTATATTCATAACTATGTAATTTTATCCATTCAGGCTGAAATGGAGCATCATCTGGAGATTGTGCTATATTCATATATTCTTGATAGAATCCATTAATATTTCCAACAGAAGAAAATTCGTCCTTTATTTGAAGAATTCTTTCTTTTGGGAACCTTTCAGGCCAAATACTCTTCTCTTTATCATTCCATATGGAGAACCATAATACATTCCAAGCAGAAGATTCTTTTGCCCAATAAAGGAAACAATCTTCAGATATAACTGTACCAATCATTGCTATTTTACCTTCATCTGACAAAGATGGTATAACAGCTTCAGTCATCCATTTCCTATTTTTAGCTCTTGCTTCTGCAGTAAAGGCATTTAATTCTGATTCAAAATCATCAACTATAATAAGATTAGGTCTTGTATCTCCCTCAATAAACCCTCTAACTCTTTGTCCTGTGCCAACTGCTATAATTCTAGTTCCATTATTAAGTACAATATCTGTATGAGTCCATCTTCTAGCTGTATTAGGGCCCATAT